ATACGCATTAGAAATCTGTGCTAAAAGACAAGGAGATATGTCGGAAATAAAAGCTTTATCTTTTCTATTAGATAGTGGGTTTGATGTATTTAGAAATGAATCTTCCACTGGTCCTGTAGATATAATCACGTTAGATATTACAAGAAAAAAAGTTATTTTAGTTGATGTTAAAACTCAGCCTCCGGCTAAAACTACAGGAATATATCGTATTCCAAACAAGACTAAAATTCAACAAAACTTAGATGTTCAGTTTCTATTTTATGATAAAAATACTGATACGTTTACATGGGAAAAGGATATAGTAAATGAGTAAAACTTTATCAACATTAGTTGAGGATATTTATACTCTTATGAAGAACAGAAATGTTCCGGAAGATATAGATGCTGAAGCAGAGATTGAGAAATTTGGTGAAGCTATGAAGGCTCTTATGCGTAAAGAGTTTTTACCTTCTACTGGTTATCAAAACAGAAAAGGATTGAGATTATCCGCTATTGGTAAACCAAAGAGGGTTCAATGGTTTAGCTTTAACAAATGGGTAGGTGAAAAAATACAACCACATACGTTTATTAAATTTATGTATGGAAATATAATTGAAGAGATGTTGTTATTCCTTACTCGTATGTCAGGCCATGAAGTTACTGATGAACAGAAAGTTTGTGAGGTTAAAGGAGTTAAAGGTCATATGGATTGTAAGATCGATGGAGTAACTGTCGATGTTAAATCTACAAGTACCTATGGGTTTAAGAAGTTTAAGGATGGTACAATGGCTGCTGATGACCCGTTTGGTTATGTAGCTCAAGTAAAAGCCTATGCTCACTCAGAAGGAGAACGTAAGTGGGCATACTTAGCAATGGATAAATCTAATGGACATCTGTGTGTTTTGAATTATGACCTTGACGATACTAAACATCCAATGTATAATTATTATAATGAAGATATTGAGGAGCTTGTAGAACGTGTAAAAAAGTCCGTAGAGGGAGAAGAACTTCCCTCTCAATGCTCAAAGCCCATTCCGGATGGCAAGTCTGGCAACTTAAAACTATCTACTATATGTTCTTACTGCCAGTACAAAAAACATTGCTATCCAGAATTAAAAGCATTCGCTTACTCAACTGGACCTAGATTTTTAAGTAAAGTAGTAAACCCACCTAACGTACAGGAGATTGATTTAAATGCCATCATTTGAAGTCTTACTACCGGACGGAAAACGAGTAGACATGACTAAATCTATTAAAAAAGATTCCTCAAAAGAAGGGATTACAAAAACATTAAAGGACGCTTTAAAAAAAGGGGGTAAAAATGATTGAATTTAAAGTAGTTACTTCTATAAGACCGGAAAAATTTGAATCAATGATTACTATTCTTTTGAATGAAAAATGGGAGTTACATGGCTCTCCCTTTGTAACTTCTGGAGGAGTCATGACACACGCTCTTATAAGAAATATAAAAGATGTTAAGAAGTCTAGTGCCTAAGTATAGAAATAATTTTGAGAAACAAACAGGGTTAATTTTAGGGGTAGCTTATGAGTACGAGTCCCTAAAATTACCCTACGTTGTTCATAGAAATTATATCCCTGATTTTATTAACGGTAAGATATTAATTGAATGTAAAGGATTCTTTCGCGCTGGGGATACACAGAAGTATAAGTCAATACGAAATTCTATATATCCAGACGGGTATGAATTAATTTTTGTTCTACATAACCCATTAAAAAAAATAAGGAAAAATAGTAAAATGAACATGGGACAGTGGTGTAAAAAAGAAGGGTTTAAATTTACAACATTGGAGGATATAAATAATGTCCTTGCCGGATAAACAGTTTTTAAACAGATTATCTAATTTAACTGACCCCTCCTTTCTATGTGAAATTTTAAACATTTCTTCAGAGGATATTATAGATAGATTTCCTGAGTTAATTGAAGAGAATAATGAGGAACTAAGAGAAATCTTTGATGTAGATACTAAAGAATACTTCATCGAAGACTTTAAAGAGGAGAGGGAAAATGATTGATACGGATGGACATATAATTAATTTTATTCCTGATACAATCATAGGGAGAATAGAATTATTATCAACTCTTGTTTTTAGTTTAGGTGATAAGGATAGCACAGAGGAGCAAAAGAATATGATAAGGAAAGCAATTAATTTATTATTTGATAGTTGCTACATGGATTTAACTAGATATCAACCTGATAAATTGAATTAAATTATGTATAATAAAGATATGTCCAGAGAATCAAAAGTACAGATATTTCATAGAGCAATGGGATTAGATATCAACAGTGTCCCACGGGTATCCTTGTTGGAGCTTAGAAAACAATTACTATTGGAGGAAGTAGGGGAGACTGTTGAAGTTATTGATAGGATTACTATGAAATTAATGCAAGGAAAAACAACAACAAAACAAGATTGGTCTGATTTTTTAAAGGAATTAACAGATGTCCAGTATATTATATCCGGCACTTTCGTTAGTTTTAATACCTTTTCTAGTGATTTTGATACCTCTTTCAATAGGGTTCACGATTCTAATATGTCTAAGCTTGACGGGGAAGGTAATCCGGTGTATAATAAAGATGGTAAGGTACTTAAAGGATCGAATTACAAATGTCCTGATCTCAAGGATTTAATAGGAGTTCTATAAGATGAAAGTTATAATATTAATTTTAACACTGGTATTTCCAGATGATACCCTTCAATCTAAAGTATTTCAAGCTCCTATGTCGGAGACTATGGAACATTGTGAAGGGGTAGTAGTTCCAAGTGCATTGAGAAGTATGAGACGAAATGTTACCTTTGCTAAAGGAATATCTGGTGTGTGTTTTGAGGTAACTCTTGATTTGAAGACAGTATAATGCAGTATGGTCCTCAAGTTCCAGCGTGTGATATTTTACATTCTCAGAAGTATAGGCTACCAAATGAAGCGTTCAGTGAAGCGTGTTCGAGACAGGCAGCGTCAGTATCTGATAGTGAAGACCATCGACAAGAATACAAAGACATCTTACTCAATCAACGGTTCATGCCAGCAGGTAGAGTTCAAGCAGCTATGGGGAGTCCTAGGGATGTTACAGCATATAACTGTTTTGTTTCCGGAACGATTGAAGACTCTATGGAAAGCATTATGGAAAGAGCTACTCAGTCTGCTGAGACTATGCGGAGAGGTGGGGGAATTGGTTTTGATTTTTCTCATATTAGGCCCAATGGGGATCGTATTGTCTCTCTTGATTCTAGCGCAAGCGGTCCTGTGTCTTTTATGGGGATCTTTGATTCAGTATGTCAAACAATTATGTCAGCGGGGCACCGGAGAGGAGCCATGATGGCAGTCCTCCGTGTCGATCATCCAGACATTGAGGAATTTATCAGAGCGAAACGGAATGAAAACACATTAACTAATTTTAATATATCTGTAGGTGTTACAGATGAATTTATGGAAAGTCTTAAGGACGGGAAACCATTTACTTTAAAGTTTGAAGGACAACCTTATAAAGAAATTAATCCTGAAGCTTTATGGAATGAGATTATGCGTAATAATTGGGATTGGGCAGAGCCGGGAGTATTATTTTTAGACCGTATTAACAATGATAATCCTTTGTGGTACTGTGAGACTGTCTCAGCAACTAATCCATGTGGTGAACAACCATTACCACCTTATGGTGCTTGTCTCTTAGGTTCTTTTAACCTTGTTAAATATATAAACACAGAGACTCTGAAATTTGATTTTACTAAATTTAAAAAGGATATACCTCATGTTGTTAGGGCTATGGATAATGTCATTGATCGTACTTCCTATCCTCTTCCTAATCAGGAAAAGGAGGCAAAGACAAAGAGGAGAATGGGGCTGGGGATTACAGGACTTGCTAATTGCCTTACTCTTTGTGGGTATACTTACGGAAGTGTTAATGGTAGGAAATTCACTCGTAAGATTCTAAAGACACTTATGTGTGATTCTTACGAAGCAAGCTCAGATTTAGCAGTAGAGAAAGGATCATTTAAATTATTTGATGTTGATAAATATTTATCAGGGGAATACATCTCAAGACTCCCAGAGGACTTAAAGGATAAAATTAAGAAGCAAGGTATGAGAAACTCTCATTTAACTAGCATAGCCCCTACAGGTACAATTAGTTTTACAGCGGATAATATCTCCAGTGGTATAGAGCCTGTGTTCCAACATTATTATGCTCGAACAGTACAGACTCCTTCAGGCCCTGAGGTCATGCCCTTACGAGATTATGTGTATTCTAAATATGGTATAAAAGGGGAGACTACTGATGAGTTATCCGTTGATGATCATCTTGATATGCAGATTGCGGTGCAGCCTTTCATTGACAGCGCAGTATCTAAGACAATTAATGTAGGTAGTCAAGTTACTTTTGATGAGTTTAAAGATGTATATGTTAAAGCATGGAAAGGTAAACTTAAAGGAGTTACTACCTTTAGATTAGATGGTAAACGATACGGAATATTAAATAAGATTGAACCAGAGGAAACACAGGAAGATGGAGCAGCTTGCTTTGTTGACCCATCAACAGGACAAAAAGAATGTGGCTAATAGATTTATTACTGATAATATTTTTATTTTAGAAATATAATTCGGAAAATAACCCAGTTCTTTCAACAGGTTTTAATGCTCTTACACCAGTTAAAGCTAAATTAGCAGCCACAGGAGCATAAGCTTTATCTTGTAAATTACCTACTGTTCTAATAAATTCTGATTGAGGTCTATTTAATCCTAAATGTGATAAAGATTTTCCCGGTCCTTTTACTCCTAAATTTTTAAGAGCTTTTTTACTTGCGTCCCTACTTTCATCTGCTAATTTTCCCATAGCTTCTTGAACTTTTTTAGATTGTCCTTTTTTCCCTTTACCTAATACATTAATGTGCATAGGAGTAGTTATAGATACAACTCTGTCTGCCATAGGTGCGTTAATATCTATATTTTTTATAGCAGCTAAATTGTTTGCGTCATTACCAAAAGAAACTATATTTCCATCTTTTTTAATAACTGTTAAATAATTTACCCCACCTAATTCATAAGCATCTGTAACGTGTGAACCATTTAAAACTACCTCTATACTATCATCTCCGTTTTTAGCAGCTAATCTAATTTTATCTTCATTTACTATTTTTATATTTTGTTTTTTTAAAGAATTTAATAATTCTAAATTAGTTTTAAATTTTTTATTTTTAAATGCTTCTTTAACTGCGGTTAAATTTTTACCACCGTAAATTTTAGATCGACTAGCAGTTAAAGGAGTTCTTAAATTTCCACTAGCTTGACCAGTGTACGGCCTACGAATAGCCATTCTCCATTCATTAGAATTTATATCAATATTTTGATTTCTTCCCATTTGTCTAAATATTGCTGACATAGTATCTTCTTTTAACCCTGTTGCAGCTTTCATTATTTTATTATATTCTTGTTTGCCAAATTTAGAAAAAGAAGCTTGATCTATACCATCTAAAACATCATATAAAGTTTCTCTATTTTTATATTGTTCATTAAATAAACGTGTTTGATTTATTTGACCAGCAACTTCTTTACCTACGTCACTAGCTTTAACTTTTTGTGATTTAGTTAAAGTTTGTCCTGATAATTTTTCAGAAGTTTTTAAAGCTTTATCCATAATTTTTTTATCGGTTAAAGAAATACCATGTTTTTTCCATAAACCTTGAGCTTTTGGTGAGTATGCTGATTGTAATAAATTTAAACCACCTTTAACTGCTCCTCTAACGGCTGCTTGCGCTCTTCCACTACTATAATAACCGGGGAGTTTATTAGGAGCGTGTTTAAGTGCTTTTTCTCCCATACTTTTTAAACCCTTTTTAATACTACGAGAAGCTATAGCAGGGGGGAGAAAGGGAAGTAAACCTGTTGTTGCTAACCCAACATCTACCCAAGGAATTTCTTTTGTTTTATCATATTCATTTGAAATGTAATGATAATCTGCTATTCCTCCCACAATATCACCAATAATAGGTACAGGAGAAGTTGTTAAAGCAAGTTTATCTAAATCAGATAAATTACCCCACAAATCACTTAGTGTCTCCCCAGAAGAAGATAAAAAGTCTTTAGTTTGGTCAAACAGTCCCACTATTTAGATCCCCTTACAATCTTAACACCTACATTCCCAACTTTACCGTTTTTAATAGGGGAAATAGAGTAACCTTCTGGTAAAAACTGTAGTATATATTCTCTTAATTCTTTACTACTAAACCCTTTTTGATAAGAGTCCCCTGAAGATTTATGCACCATAATAGCACCTTCTTCAGCCATTTTAGTGAAATTACGAACCTGTTTAACAGCACTAGAGCTTCTTGCACCTATAATAGCTGAACCACCATGCTTAATTTTAGATATTATATCCATAGTTACCATAGACCTTAAATCAGGTTCAAGAACATTTAAGACATTTAAAGATATAACTTTATCATATTGTTTATTAATTTGATCAGAATTAGTATAAGTTAGAGGTGTTGAACTCTTCCATCGTTGTGGATTAGGCTCTAATGTTTCAACAGAAGCACCTGTTTTACGAATCTCATCAGCACCTTTACCTAAACCAGCCCCGTGATCTAGCACCTCATCACCCTTTTTAATTTTCGCTAATTTAGCAGCATTTTTATAAGAAGGTCCGGTAGTAGCTACTTGAGTTGATCCGCTTCCTTTTTGACCGGGTATTGTTTTACCAGTAGGACTTTTATTAAGAGCTTGTTTAATACTACGATAAGCTACAGCAGGAGGAAAATAAGGTAGTAGTCCTAATGTTGCTAATCCAATACCGCCCCAAGGTACATCTCCTGATTTATTATATTCCCCTGATAAATATTTATAATCTGCATACCCACCCACTAGATCCCCAGCAATAGGCACTTTAGAACTCATTATTGCAAGTTTATCTAAATCAGACAAACTATCCCAAACATCACTTATTGTTTCCCCGGAAGAAGATAAAAAGTCTTTAGTTTGGTCAAACATTCCCATTATTTAAGGCCAAAAAACATCGGATAACATTGTATTATCTTGATAAGGATTTCTTCTAGTCTTTCTTACAATATTTTCTTCCCCCCCTACTTCTTCATATACATCATCTGCTATATCATCTAATAATACAGTAATTAATTTACCAGTGTGTTTAGGATTTTTTTCCCAACCTTGGTCAATTTTTATTAATTTACGAATATGATTCGGGTCTGTAGCTGTTTTAGCTAGTCTTCTTGGGCCTAAAGCTACTGTTGAAGCTTCTATAAGACCACTAACAGCTTTAGTCCCTAACATTAAAGCACCAGCAACATTCCTACCAGATTGATATTCTTTGGAACGAAGGAAAAGAGTAGCTAAACCGCCCTCTGGTTTTTTTGCTGCTCTTTCCATTAAATTTACAGTTTTTCTAAAGTTATTATAATCGTTACCTAAAATCTTTTTTGCAGTTTCTCTAAAATTTACATCATTTTTTAAATTATTAGCTACTTTTTTAAAACCTTGTGCAAATTTTTGTATTCCTTCTGTAGTCATTTCAACTTCATTTGAGTTAGGTAATATTTTTTCAATATAACTTCTTTTTACAACAGCTTTAGCTTCCGCAGCAGTTTTAAATGATAATCCTTTTAATAAGTCACTATCTCTGCTGCCTTTTTTACCCATTTCTATATAAGCTTGATCTATAGATTTTAATAATGCTGTTACACTTTCCGTTTTGTTTGGATGAGCTAACATTGCTCCTACTGCTTCCCAAGTTTCTCGTTTAGCTGCGGTTACAAAATTTTTATTAATAGCAGGAAAAAGAATATTTCTAGCATCTCCATATGTTTGTTGTAATTTTTTATAATCTGCTTTTATTTGTTTACCTCCTTTTAATTTAACCATCCTCATACGAACATTAGCTTGTACTTTATTTCTTAACTGTTCTAATTCTCGTATAGCGTTAGGATTATAATTCTTTGAACCAAAATCACCTAGTTCAGAAATTGCGTTAGTTAATCTTTTTTCAATAGATATTAAATAAGATGCCGAAGCTTGTGTTGTATCCCCCATTGAATCTGTAAGTTTATTTATAACTTTTACAGTATCATCATTTAACATAGTAACGCCTAATTCATCGGCAAATTCTTTTCTTGTTGAATATTTAGTAAGATAACTTTTAAAAGATTTTACATCCATAAATTGTGAAGCTAAACTTTTTTTAATTGGGTCTAACCCTTCTCCATAAGTTCTTGATAAAGCTTTAGCTCCACTAAAAGTAGCATCCATCATTCCTTCACCTATTACTGAGTTAGGTAATATACCCCCAGTATTTTTTAATAATTCATTCTGTCTTTTTTTAACTAAATCTGTTATTTTTATTAAATTATCTTCAAATACACCTCTACTAAGAATCCCGGTTCTTCCTAAGAGTTCTTTGGCAGTTTCCCAATTACTAGAAGCTCCTCCTAATTGAACAGGAGTTAATGAAGCTCCAACAGATTCCGCAAGCTCCTGTGATTCTGCAATTTCCTTTGTAACACTACCATCTGGTTTTAATGTTCCATCAGCAAGTTTTTTAACAATATCTTCCGCTGTATCTCCTTTTTTCATCATTGCTTTTATAACAGCATACCCCGGTTTTGCAATTTTACCTAAACCTAAAAAAGCTAAATCTGCTCCTATAGATATTCCAGCTTCAGTTAATGCTTTTGCTATATCAACATCACGATCCATCGTTATATCAGATGATATAGACCCTGCTCCGGAACCTATACCCCCTCCTAAAATACCTCCTATTATAGTACCTCCGGGGATAGGAGATAAAAAACCTAAAATAGCTCCAGTTATAGTACCTCCTATACCTCCGGGTAACGATTGATTCTCCTTAACATACTGTAATAATGTTTTTACATCCATATTAGATATAGCGTCACCTGCAGACCTTAAGGCTTCCATTACCTGATCAATCGTTCCTTGTTCTTGTTCTGGTGATGTTGTTGTAGATGTATACCCTATTTTATTATTAAATTCTTCTCTAGGAATATCCGTATAAAATTTATTATATAGGTTATCAGATAATTCTTGATCTGATAAATCATTATACTGTGGATATTCTCTTCGTATTTCCTGTAAATTCATTATTTAAATCCTATCAACGAATACCTACGGGATCATTTTTTGGTAATGTAACTGGTTCTTGGTTATCTAAATTTCTTTCATATAGAAAAAAAGAATCTAAGTCTTTATTTCTATTTTCAGGGTCTGCAAAATAATCTCCACCTCGTATTTCAATATTTAATTGGTTTATATATTGTTTAAGAATACTTACATTAGCTTCCTGACTTTGTGTTAAATTTGCCAACGCTTTATTTAATTCTATTAAATCTGTATCAGTTGGTCTAGCACCCATTATTCTTTTAAGATTTTTTACTAAAAATAATTTCGATTCAGTTCTAAATTCAGCAACATCTGAAACTTCCCAACCAAAATATTTCTTAATGTCATTTACTGCACTTGCGAAACCGCCAGTTCTTATTCTTTCAGCTAATTCTAATAATCTTTGGGTTTTTGGTAATTGTTTACCAGCTTGTAAACCAGTAGTTAAATAACTATTTTTAGTTTTTAATCTAGATTTAGCTTCTTCTTTAGCATCAACAACCGCAGCCCCTTCCGAATTATATTTAGCATTTGGATCGCCAGTTAATAATCTATGAACAACTTGACCATTAGTAAATAAAACGCTTCGCCACACATTACCAGCTTTATCTTTTATTGTTTGTCCTCCTCCAGCAAGAGCTTTTGCTCCTCCCGTTGGAGTTAAATTTTCTATAGCTTTAGACTCAGTTTCCATAATATCAGCAATTTCTTTAGCTTCCTTTACATAACCTCCTTTTACAAAATCATTAATCATATCTTGATATTCAACAGGAGTTATTTTTCCGTCTGATTCAGCAGCATTTTGGTATTTTTTCACCATTGTGTTCATAAACACATCTTTAGACTGCCCCTCAATCAAACGAGGATCGTTAGGTAATATACCATCAGGGTCATCAGAACCAAACATTCCTACAGTAACATTCTTACCTAAATTTTGTAAATTTTGAGTCGCTCTGGCAACTCTAGCAGCATTTATCCCTTCCGGCATAGCTTGTTTATAAGCTAATTGTCCCCTAGCTTCATCTTCCATTGCCATTGCTGCTCTTGCTCTTGACAAGTTTTTAGTGTCAAAAAGTCCTGCATCACCTAATGCCATAAGTATTCTCCTGAGTATAAAATTTATTAATCACCAATCATCTCCCATATCGTCTTGACTCGCATCAGCCGGAGTACCGTCAGCAGCCTCTGGTCCTGCATCTGGACCTGTGTTTAAATCTCTACCATAATCTGCTACTGCCATATCTTCCTCTGCATCTTCAATAGCTTTCTGTATAGATTGCTCGAACTGGATTTGTTCTACAGTTTGTAAATTGGAAACTGTAACTGGTTGGTTAAATACATTATGTGAAGGGTCTTCTGGAAAATGTCCTGTTTCTGGGTTTGTTTGATTCATAGACATACCGGGGGGGTCTTCTCCAAAACCAAATAGTCTTTGTATTAAATTCCATAATCCATAAGCTGCTATTGATGCTGGAAAACCTGCCATTCCTAATGCTGTTACTGCTTCTTTAGCACCCAAGTTACCTAAAGTATTTCTTGCAAAATCAGTAAGATCAAAATTATTTATTTCGTCTTGTACATATGCTACAGGATCACTTACTATATCTCTCGCATCAGTTACCGTAGATTTAACACTATCTACTACACTATCAAACATACCACCTAAGTTTGGTTCTGGCGGTGTTGTTGTAAAAGTACCAGAACCTGTTGGACCTAGTGGTGGAGCATCTGGATTACCAAACATACTCTCACCACTCATATCAGGAAACATTTGTGTTTGAGCAGGAGCTAAAGCTTTAAACAATCCTACAGCATCCACAGCAATCTGAGGTGGTTGTGATTGAGTTGGTAAAAGATTAGTAGCACCTCTTTGTGTTAACCAATCTTGTAACCAAGCTGGAGGAGGAATATTATTATCAATCATTAAATCTATCTCTTACTTTATTCAATTAAAATAATTACTAATAGCTTGTTGTGCTAAACTTTGTTCCGAATTTTTCCCTGATCCTCTAGGAGAAGTAAACAATCCTCCTATACCTGATAAAGTGGAACCAAATGGACTTGCTCCCATTACCCCTGCTAATCCGGCTGCTCCGGCTGCCCTAGACTGTAAACCCCCTAAAGCAGCAGTTCCTAAATTAGCACTAATACCTCTACCTAAATTTCCATATTGTACTGGTATATCTAACAATCCCGTAGCAGTTGATAAATCAGCAGATTCTCTTCCTAACAAACTAGTAATTAACTGTTGAGCTTGATTCATGGAACCAAGTCTACGTCTGTCTCTATCCATTAATATTTGTTTTTCCAACTCACCCATAGCACGTTGACCACCAGTGCTTCCCAAGCGTCCTTGTGCTAACAATCTGGTTTCCGCATCTGATCTTAATTGAGCTTCTTCAGGGGCTATCATTTCCTGACCTTGTTGATAAAACATATCCGCAGATTCAAAAGGATCAGCCCCAGCTAAATTCATAACTTGTTGACCCCATAACCCACTACGAGTTAAAGCACCTTGGTAAATATTTTGTAGTTCCGGAGATAAATTAAGTAAAGCAGTTCGGCTTTCCGGATCAGTATCAAATGTTCCTCCGGCTCCACCAACTCCATAAGGTTGAGCTTGTTGTAAAGCAGCATCAGCGTTTCTAGCTAATGAAGCTGCTCTAACTTGTTCAGCTTCTTGGGCAGCATCAATTTCTTGAGAGGAACCTAAGTAACTTAAGCCAGCCCCCGCTGCTAACATACCTACAGGAGCTAATAAATCGTCATACCATGGCATAATCTTTTTCCTTTACCTAATTTTACCTTGTTTGGTTAATAGTATTGTATTGTTAAGACTTGAATAGTTACCATTAACCTCTGTAACCATCTTTAGTTTAATAACTTTACCTGTTCTACCTAAAGCTACTTTGTACTCATTCGGACCTTCAGAGGCTCCATACTTTGCTGCACCATAAAGAGTAGTAACATCCCCCCATAAAGATATTGCTCCTTCTTGCGCTAAATTAAAAGTTTTAGAGTAAGGAGAACCTATAGAAAAATCTTTATATACAGATACAGTAGAGGCTGCTCCTCTTCCCCCTGTGATTGTAAACAATCCTGATTTAATAATTTTTGAAATTGTAGGGCTATTTAAATCTAACCAAGAAGTTTGGAATGTATAACTATAATTAGAAGCTGTAGAAGACCAACATATAGAACCATCCCATGTTCCTCCAGCAGTGCTACAGGCTCCAGAGCTTCCATTAGTAGCAGTTGTATTTGTAATAACTACATCCTGATAACCACTGTACTCTGCTATTCCAGTAGTAGTTCCCATAAATAACTTACCATCAATAGTTCCTAGGCCACATAAGGGGGCAGTAGTAAAAGCCCATGTTGTAACTTTAGGTGGAGCTTTAGTAAGTTTTAAATCAAATACATAACACTTTTTTTCATCCGGCATAAAGATAATAACTAAACCTTCTTCCGAATAATATGTACTTTTAATATTTGCTATTGTAGCGGAAGATAATATTCTTGTTAAATCATTTCTAACAGGAACAGATAATTCCTGATAAGGAGCTTTACCGTCTGTTTGTGCTAAACGTCCTAAAGACATTAATCCTTCATAACTAAGGAAAATAATATCTGTACTTACATAAGAAATATTATCTCTACCAGCTAATCCTGTTCCTTTAATAAGTTCATCAAGTCCCATTGTACTAGGAGTATCTGCACCTTCATAAACAGCAATGTTTTGTTTACCAAAGATTATAAGTTTATTCATTAAGGATGCAAGACCAACTACTTCATCATTACCCCATACTGTCTTTAAATCAATTGCTCCAGCAGCACCAGTATTAAGTTTCTCACCAATTAAGTTATCAGAGTAATAAACAACTCCCGGTGCTTCCGTAATACCTCCGTACCACATACGTCCAAAGTCACCTAAGGCACATGAGGGGTCAAAGGTAGTTACTCCTGAGGGACCAACATAAGTTCCTAAGTCTGTAATGTCAGACCAAGCTGAACCAGTATAGTTAATAACTTGATGTCCTGATTGTATTCCCCATAATTCATCATTAAAGTTAATCCATTGCCAATTACCATCTGATATAGTTTGAGGGCTTCCGGCAAAAGATTGAGCCGTTAAAGTATACGGAGTTGTAGAAGTATCAATTTTATAAATAGCACTTCCAGCACCAGCATAATACTCTCTAGTTCTATTAGATTTAATATACCCACCAATAGATTTAACAGAGCTTGCAATAGCTTTAGATACTTGTTTTATCCCTTTACGAGAAGACATACGTCCTTGCAAATCAAAAACAATACCATCTGCTTCCGTTAAAAATTGAGGACCAAGAGTAGAATCTTGAGCCTGAGTGTTCAGACCAGCACTACCCATATCATTAAGTAGGATTGGTGATGTTATTTTAGCTGGCATACCAAGTCGTTTCATCCACAGTTCTACCGGAATCCTGTGAAATTGCATCAGTTAAAGCTATTTTAAATCTTAAAGCTGCTTGGTCACTAGGAGTACCACCATCTTCACCACGTTCTGATAGTGCTAACGAATAAGCTCCTAATACTACTAAATTTTCCTGAACTAAAAGAGTATCACTAGCGTTTGTTAAATCATCAGGAGCATCAACAGCGTGTACTTTGATAGCATATGTTCCTCCCGGTACAGGCCAGAAATCTATTGTATTATTATTTAAACGATAATAACTAGGAACTCCATTAGAAGTTGAACCTGTGTGTGTCACTTGATAAAAGTAAGAATCAGAAGTTTGAGGTAAAACAGAGTTATTAGTAGAGTCAATAACTTGTAATACTCTACCTCTGTTTGTTAATCCTGTTATAGTATATTGAGAAGTTGATGCGGATGTATTAAAACTTATAACTGTCCGTAATGCTCCCCAGTTCCATGCGTCCTCTACAAGTGTTTTAGCTTCATTAACAAATTCTCCAACTAGTTTTTGATAGTCATCAACTGCTGTAGAATCATTAATAACACCTGCCCAATCGGAACTAATAGTATCTTCCCTAAGTCTCACTAAGACTTTATTAAGTGTTGTACGAAATGACATTATTTCTTCTTCCCATCAATAAATGTTTTAGTACCTTTAATAACTCCTTTGATTCCAAAGGATGCACTAAAGGCAATTATGAGTAATGTCCAATACTGCTCTGGTACTTCACTCTGAAGAATAATAAAAGCTTCTCCAATTCTCTCCACCATTTCTCTTTTATCTAAAACAGCAGCTAAAAACATAGCTATAAAAGGAGCAGTTATAATAACAGTAAGATATTCATCTTTCCAACTTTCACCACTGTTACGAGCTTGTATCTCATCCCAGTTTTGATCTCCACGAATAACTGCTAACTCTTGATCGTGTTTAGCCTTAGACTTTTCAGCTTTATTACTAAGGTACTGCTTACCAATACCAAAGATGCCACTTACAATTGGACCTAAAAATGGAATCATACTCTAATTTCCCAATGAGGCATATCCCATTGCCATAAATCAAAACCCCAATACATACTCCCTACTTCAACAGTTTCACAAGCTTCTTTGATAACCTCAGACAACTCTTTAAAACGGTGGAGATCACTCCAATCAATAGGATAGGGAACCACATCCACTGCCATAGATGGAGACACATTATGTTTTGAATCAGGGAATTGGACTTTACTAGCTCCTGATTTAAAATACTCTTGTTGTTTTTCCTCAGTTCTATGCCCCTCCAATATAGAAAAGTCATAGTGTTTTATAGCTTCCTCAAGAACCATTTGGATTTGAGGATCACATGTCTTTAACTTTTCTTTACTTCTTGAACCAAACTCCGGCATCACTAGTCCTTTATGTGTGGATGTTTACCATTATGCATAGAAGCATTTCTATCAATCCTACTCTCTGAAACTGAGATTCTTGCCATTAGATTCGCTATTTCTCTATGTTGTTTTTCTAATGCCTCAGGGCTTAGGATTCCAGACAAAACGTTTATCTGATGCTGGAAAACGGCTGTACTACTTTCAGCAGTATCTAAGCGTCCATTAATTGTTCTTAACTCATTACCTATCTTAACAAGGTCTTGCATAACTCTTGACAGTTGGCTCTTAACTACAGCGTATCCCCCTGCTATAGTTACAAGTAGCATTAGACCTTGAATGGCATGGGATGCTGTTAATTCCATTTTTACCTTAGTAACTCTGCATGAGCCAATACATGGCTCCAGCTATAAATAACAATAACCCTATCCCCTTTAGCATCTCTAGATAGAAATGTTTACGGTCTTTTTTTCTCTGTCGTAGTAACTGCTGGTGTTCATATTTAAGACGCTCTTGTTTTTCTAATCTTTCATTTCGAGTATCTATTATAGTATTATAAGTTCCCGGTCCCCACTTCAGATCTAGACGGGTCTTTAATCTAAATAACTCATTGGTTAATGCTTTAGCATCTGTTACTTCCTGCGCTATAGCTGCAAACGAGGTGGACTCTCCGGTTGTATTACCCTCAAATTTACCTAGTCTATCTTCAAGAAGGACTTCAGTTGCACCTTTTGGTTTCTTTGTTCTCTTTGCTTTATCCGTTAACGTAAATGCCTCATCAAGTTGTCCTGCGACTTCGATCAGGGACTTAGCACTGTCAATCGCTTTCCCAACACTTTTTACTGCTGATATCGCTAGTGTAAGTTCTGCTATCATTAGCCACCTCTACCACCACCAATAAATTGGGCGCAAAAATCTAGTCTTAAATT